CTATCCGGGTGGGGGGTGGGACGAAAGCCGCCCTGAGCGCCCCATATTCGATCTAATGCGGTCATGGTCGGATACCCAGATCATCTGGGGTGGCAACTACTTTTCTGACTACCTTCCGCCTAGCCAACAGTGGCTTATTTGGGATAAGGGGCAGAGAGAGTTCTCACTTGCCGATTGTGAGCTTGCATGGTCGAGTCAGGATAGGGCCTGCAGAATCTTCAACTACGCGCGATCCTTGGCGCTGCGGGATGGTAAGCAGCACGCCACTCAAAAGCCCGTGGCACTAATGGAGTGGTGCCTCTCCCAGCTAGGCGAGCCTCGGACGATCCTAGACCCCTTCATGGGCAGCGGAACCACCGGCGTCGCCTGCGCCAACCTAGGCCGAAAGTTCATCGGCATCGAGATCGAGCCCAAATACTTCGACATCGCCTGTGAGCGGATAGCAGCTGCCTATGCACAGCAAAGGTTGTTTCCGTGACCGCCATAAACGACAAAGCCCCCGAAGGGGCCTTGCGTGCCGTGATGTTTTTCGGCTATCTTTGGGTTGCGGCCCTAAAGATGGTTGATATGGTAATACTCTGTATGGCCATGTCAACTATCAAAAGGCCGCTACCGTTCCGGTACGGCGTTAGCAATCGCGTCCGGGGCACAGAGGGGAGCCAAATCCCTGACCTGGGGCCTAAGCTGGCGAAGCCAGATTCGGGGAAACACACCCGCCAAGCCCTGCCCAACTGGCTTCGAAGCCAGCGGCAACATGCGCACGCGCAAATACAGGACTTCGAAAAATGGCCGCAGCGCGGATGGTGTTTCTTTCCTCTGACGCAGGGGTGCCGGTGATGCCAATAAGAACCGGAACGCGTTATAAACGCGTAGCCGAGAGAAGAGGTCGGCCGTGAGCGATGAACCTGCCAAATGGGGTTCTTACCCCGCCTACGAGAAAGCCCAACCCCAGCGCAAGACGCAGGAGCAGCAGGACAGGGCCGACTCCGACCTCGTCTACCTCAACGCAAAGGCCGAAAGGGGCTGGAACGCTCAGGCCACAACTGACCCCTTGTGGAAGTTCAAGCTCATCTGTGGGCTAATGGCACGCTATGAGCTCCTGGCTGAGTATGACTTCGACGGGGCAGCCACTGAAACCCGAAAGACCACGCTAAAGGGCATGACCCGCGATCTATGCCTAACCTTGGATGTCAAGCTGCTGGCCAGGGACTATCATGCCCGATGGCTAACGGCTTACTTCTGGGGACTCGAGGGGTTGAACAAGCTCGATGATCGGGCAAAGGCTAGAGCATGATCCTCTCCCGCATCTACTGCCCAACCTGCGATACTCACACCGTTCACCATCACACCCACTGCATACACTGTGGGACAGAGCACGTATTCCCCGAGGAACCGATGAATGAGGCCAAGTGGAATCGGCTTCTGGGGCAGAAACGACGCAGCAGGCGTGGCGCAGAGATGAAGAACAGGGGGCTGGGGTGAGCATCAAACGGTGGGCTGCCAGGCGCGATGAGAACGAATCTCTGCTGGTGGAATTCGCAAAGGCTAAGGGGTGGATGATGTGGAAACTCGATGCTCCCTGCGACTGGCTAGCACTCCTGCCGCATACCGGGATATGGCGACCAGTGGAGATCAAGGGCAAGGACGGCGCCTTTACCGACAAGCAGACAGCCTTCATTGAGAGCGCCAAGCAGGCCGGTGGAGACGTGCTCGTGTGGCGTACAGAGATGGACGTGGAGAGCGATACAAAGCAGCTCAGGGGCTGGGGGTGACGCGCAGGAAGGCCCAGCGCGCTAGCGTCAGGCCTGGCTTCGTGTTCTGCGGGGAATGCGAGATGGAGCGACCGCGTAGCCTCTTTGGAGCGCATCACTACTGGTGCACCGCATGCCGATCAGTGAAGTTACGTGAACGGGTTGAAGCCGAGCGGGCCAAACTCACTAACCGTGTCGATATGTCAAACCCATTTGTTGCACTTGCAGCAATGAAAATACCCAAGTGATTCAATGGACTGGAGAGAGAACTACGGGTTGATTCCTAAGAGCAGGTACGATTGCCAGTCCTGCGGTCGAGAGATAGTCAACATCACCAGGGTGTGCCAGCAGTGTGCCAAGCTGGACGGGAAACTGGTGATGATTCAATACCTTAAACGTTTATGCTGTGAAGCAATCGACGAGGGCCGCAATGAGTCACGAGCGCGAAGTAGTGAAGCAGTGGCTGGAGAGGTGGGGGGATTGGATGGAGCGGCACCTGCAGGACTTCCACAGCCTGCCGAGGATCGAGTCCGCCTATGCCTCCCGCATGGGAAGGGGAGGCGGGACAGGCGGCCATCGCATCCTGTGCCCTATCATGCCAAGGCTAATTTGGATCTGCGATTATCACATAGGTCGGCTCCCGGACCATGAAAAAGAAGCGATTAACGTCTGGTATGTCTACAAGCTAAAACCCGATCACACGGAATGGACTGGACGTGAAAAGGCTGATGCCCTAGGGATCAGTTTTGGTTCGCTGTGCATGAGAAAGTCTCGTGGAATCCGCAGGTTAGAGAAGGTAGTATTCGACCATGCCGAGACCGTCTAAGCGATCAATGGCCCTAGACGGAAGGGAGTTTGGGCATTACGTCTACTTCCTGGTGTCCTGCGCAGAATCCGACGACTTCGTGTACCTCAAGATAGGACAAACCATAGATCCGGTATCCAGAGCCAGGGCCATAGTGCAGGGTTCACCACTTGAGCCGCTAAGTTTCCACTACGTCCGCCTTTGGTCGGTGGAGTCAGCCAGGGAGCTCGAGAAGATCCTGCTGACAGAATTTGCCAAGTGGTCAACGCGTGGTGAATGGTTCAAGTTCTCGATTGAGGACAAGACTGAATTTAACAATAGGAGGAAAGCCGTCTGCGATCTATTCTCGAGGGCTGGATGGGATTCATCGTTGCAGGCGCTGAATATTTTCGGTATAGTCAGGAAGCGCAGGAGAACTTTAGGAATCCTGAGCGGTCTTAATTCTTTGACAGTCAAAATGGCTCGAGTCGTAACCAATAAGCCAGATATTGACGTCTCGTTAGAAAAGCAGTAGATTCAAGGTCATGATGCGGTAACTGCGCGTCATTGAACCGTAGCCGGCCTTTTTAGGCTTGCTCCGATAGCCCGCAAGCCTCCCTATCCCCCCTTGGGAGCGCGGGCACCCGGCTCGATAACGCCGGGTTTTACTTCGAGCCGGCCTCAACCGCCGGCTCTTTTTTTAGCTGAGGCACCCTTGCGTATCACATTCCGCGACACCCTGTCGGCTAACGTTTCGCCGGAGGACTCGACCTTTGCCTTATCGGTGAAGTTCTGGGATGACGGGGGAGAGCCCTGGCTCGCGGCAGCTCCTACGACCGTCGATTACCGGGTGGACTGTCTCACGACGGGCGTCACAATGACCGACTGGACCAGCGTGAGCCCGGCAGCGGTAGTGACCATCAATGTCCCGGTGGCCGCCAATGCGATCAACAGCGAAGTCAACTGGCGGGAGAAGCGCCAACTGACCGTCAAGGCTAATAAGGACCTAAGTACTCAGTACCTGAGTAATTTTACCTACTACGTTGAGAACAACTCCGCAATCTGAGGGAATGACCATGGGCAAGGGCAAGAAAGGCAAGGGCGATCGTGACGGCATGGGCGGCAAGCGTAAGTGCTAGGCAGTTGATATCTATTCTCAATGCCAAACCCGGTCAAAGGTGAGAGCCAAGCCGCCTATGTGGCGCGCTACATGAGCTCGGCGGAATCACGTAAGACATTCCCCGACCGCAAACAGCGCCTGGCCGTCGCCTACTCCAAATACCGGGAAGCAAAGAAGCGCAAACCATGACCATGAAAGGGGCCTGGACCCCAGACAAAGTAAGAGAACGTATCAAGACCGGTGTCATTCTGGACCGCCTTGAAAAACATACACTTGGGGAACTTGACTTAACGCAGACTCAACTTAAGGCTGCAGAGATATTGTTACGTAAGACAATTCCTGACCTTAAGGCTGTCGAACACAGCGGGGATGCGGCTAATCCGGTCAAGGTTGTAACCGACATCGTACTGAGGGCTTGTGACTCAACTGATAGTGGACCTCCCCCGGGCAATCCGTGATGCGGTACTGCCTGCCAGCCGATACCGAGTGTTCTATGGTGGGCGCGGCTCAGGGAAGTCCTGGGGGGTAGCTAGGGCACTACTGGCCAAGGGTAGATCGCGGCCCCTGCGCGTTCTGTGTGCGCGTGAGATACAGAAAACCATAGCCGACTCGGTTCACAGGCTGCTTAAGGATCAGATCGGCTTACTTGGGCTGGATGACTTCTACCAGGTCCAGGAGACATCGATTCGAGGCGCCAATGGAACAGAGTTCATCTTTGCTGGTATCCGAGGACTGGACATCGCGAAGATTAAGAGCCTCGAGGGCATAGACATATGCTGGGTCGAGGAAGGGCAGACGGTCAGCAAGCGGAGCTGGGATGTGCTGGTCCCGACCATTCGGAAGCCGGGCTCAGAGATTTGGGTGACTTTCAACCCTGAGCTCGACACGGACGAGACCTACCAGCGGTTCGTAGTCACTCCTCATGCCGATAGCATCGTAATCAAGGTCAACCATGACGCCAACCCATGGTTCCCGGATGTCCTTAAGCAGGAGATGGCCACGCTCAAGGAGCGCGACCCTGAGGCCTACGAGAACGTATGGCTAGGGAACTGCCGCACCAGCGTGGAGGGCGCTATCTACGCCAACGAGATCAGGGCAGCTATTGAGTCCAGACGCATCAGGCCGCTGCCTGTGGACCCGCTCCTGAAGGTACACGGCGTTTGGGACCTGGGATGGAATGACGCCATGTGCGTCGCCATGTGCCAACGCGTGGCCTCAACCCTGTGCGTGGTCGATTACCTCGAGGTTACGCACAAGACCTACGCCGAGGTTGACCAGATGCTCAAGGCCAAGGGCTATCGGTGGGGGACTGACTATATTCCGCACGATGGCAAGGCCAAGAACCCACAGACTGGCAAGAGCGCCATAGAGACCCTCGAGGCCCTAGGGCGCACTGTCTTTGAGGTGCCCGACATCGGCATCGAGGAAGGCATCCGGGCAGCGCGGCAGCTATTCGGTAACGTGTTCTTCGATGAGGCCAACACGCAGCGCCTGGTGCACTGCCTGAAGCGATATCGGCGCTCGATCAACTCGCAGACCAATGAGCCCATGGGCCCCCTGCACGATGAGTTCAGCCACGGTGCGGACGCCTTCAGGTACGCCGCTGTCATCGCCAACGAAATGCGCAACGACGAGGTTAAGTTCAGTGATCCCTACGCATCCTTCAGACGGGTAATGAATGGCTAAGAAGTCAGACAAGAAAGCGCAGACTGAACTGCTAAAGGAATTGCGCGAGCGTTACCACGCTGCCTATGAGGCCGATCACGACAATCGGACCAGGGCGCTCGAGGACATGAAGTTCTGCAATATCCCAGGCGAGCAGTGGGACCCGGTGATCCGTCGCGAGCGTGGGGCCGAGCGGCCGTGCTACGAGTTCAACAAGGTGCGTATCTCGGTTAAGCGCGTGATCAACGACATGCGCTCGAACCGTCCTCAGGGCAAGGTGCGGGGCTTCGAGGATGCGGACAAGGATACGGCCGAGACTATCGAGGGCCTGTGCCGCAACATCTGGAACAACTCGGATGGTGATTCCGCTATCGACTATGCAGCCGAGTACCAGGTGACCGGCGGCATGGGCGCGTGGAGAATCAACACCAAATACTCCACGGACGAGTCCTTTGAGCAGGACATCACGGTGGAGTCGATCCGCAACCCGTTCTGCTTGTACTGCGACCCTGCCTGTCAGGACGTGATGAAGCGTGATGCGGAGTACTGGATTCTCACCGAGCGGGTGAGCGAGTCAGCCTTCGAGCAGCGATGGCCCAACGCGGATGCCGTAGAGTTCGAGGGCACGCAGTTCGATGATGAATGGAAGGATGAGGAAAGCGTCCGTATCTGCGAATACTGGTACAAGGTGCCGATAACCAAGGAAGTCGGGATGCTGTCCACAGGCGAGACCGTGGACCTAGCGACCATTGACCCGGCCACGCTCTCGCAGATGGGCATTCAGGTACTGCGCACGCGCACCGTACAGACCAACAAGATCATGATGTGCATTGCCTCAGGTGATGCGATCCTCGAGGGTCCGACTGATTGGGCGGGTAAGGAATTCCCCTTCGTCATGGTTCATGGCGAGGAGATGATTCTGGATGGCAAGCGCCGCTGGTACGGGCTGGTGCGCTTCGCCAAGGACGCGCAGCGATCCTACAATTATGCAAGAACTAGCATAGCCGAGAGCATTGGATTATCCCCGCAGGCCAAGTTCTGGGCTACCCCCGATCAGGCTGATGGTAACATCGAGAAGTGGGCGGAAGCGCATAAGAAGCTCTTTCCGTTCCTGCTGTACAAGCCTGATCCCAAGGCGCCGGGTCCGCCGGCCATCATGGCGCCGCCGCCCGTCCCTGTCGCGCTTATCCAGGAATCGATGATCGCCTCGGATGAGATCAAGGCGGTTACGGGTATCTTCGATGCGTCCTTGGGTAAGCAGTCCAACGAACAATCCGGCATTGCGATCCGTGCGCGTCAGTCGCAGGGCGAGATTGCGACCTTCAACTACATGGACAACATGGCGAAGGG